GTAATTAGGAGTAACCCTTACAGTAGTCAATTTCACTCTTGGTTCATAGTTAAGAATTGACTGAATGATTTCTTCTCTAATATTAGAGGCAGTCACAGGGTCAATATTCTCAAATAAGAACTTATAGACGCGAGAACCAAAGTCCTCATCAAAAAATAACTCTCCAGGTTGCGTAAAAACAATATTTTTAACAGAACGGGCAATCGCAGTTGCATTTTTAAGCCCAACGAGATCGTCATTCAGAGGATTTCTCTGAAATGTCATGCTTATATCCTTAAAACCTTGACTTACCCGTTCTATCGGCACACGAATATAGCGATTATAACTTATTTATTAAGGCACTTTATCAAAATTCGCTCAGAGGAATAGGTTCTGTACCATAGTCCCAGTCATCATAATCGTTGTCATTGCGAATTTTTTCGTGAATTTCGTTTTGAATCTGAAAATCATGCTTTTTGGGAGTCAAATCATCATTTTTGATCTCTCTAAGCATCTTTTTTTGTGGTGCATTCCAATAATCAGAAATATAATTGGGTTTACCCCATACTTCTTGCATAAAATTTGGATCTCTATCGGGATGAAGGTTGTCAGTCATCGGTTTTTTCCTCTTTTTTGGGTGAATTTTCACGTTCTTTAGCAGTTTTCCAAAAATATTCGTCTTCACGACCCATACCAAGACGTTCAAACCCATTTTCAACTTGATAATATTGCGTTGACACCTTAAAATCAGGCATTTTTGGCTCAACAGGCGTCAAACTATTGTCATAGATACGCATTCTATTGTTTGGATACAGTGCATACTGCCCATTTTCAAGTTCAATTAGGTTATGAGACTTATGTTCAGCAGGATTTTCACTTGTGGCATAATCAATTGTATCAGGATCTTGATGATAATTGTCTATGGTACAAATATAAGTCCCTTTTTGAATACCAAAGTCCCTAGTATACAATTCATAGTCCATTGAACCAATAAATTGTTTCTGAACAGCAACTATACCATAGTCCATACAATTCCAAAACTGTAGGTTAGGTAAGTTCATATCAGGATTAGGAGTCTCTGGTGACGAGACAAACGCGCTTATAGGCAATTTATCATACATCGCAGCATATTCAGGCAAATATGTCTCAAAATAAAAAGTGCGCCCAGGAATCGACTTTGCCGATACCCAGACGCCTTTTACAAATTCACCATGACCACTTTGATGATCAGTTAGATATTCTTTACGTACCCAAACTTCTACTGAAGGAAGGTTACAAATAAGAGCAGCCATTATGAATTATTGTATCTGCTCTATTTACCCTGTCCACGATAACGCTTCTTTGCTTTATTACGAGAAGTCGCAGAACGTAAAGTATTCTGCGAGTTTCCTTGGCGAGTTTTTTTAGGCTTGCCCTTCACATAACTGCCACCTTTCATCATTGCCATTGTAAATACCTCCTATCAAATAACACGAGTTTTTTCATGACCCACACGAATACGAGGGTCGCACCAGATTTCAAATCCTTTCTCCTTGGCATCAAGACAGAATGAGACATCCTCACCACACATGTCTTGTACATTTCCACTCTCAAAGACTTGCATCTTAGGAGCAAACCAAGGGTATTCCAGATTCTCAAACACACCCTTCTTGATCAATACCCAACCAAAACCAGTGTAGTCAACTGTAAATGGTTTCTTACGCTTCTGAATAGAATCGACAGTTTCGTGATTCATCACTCCACCATTCTTACGGAAATCATCTTCTTCTAACCAGTGTGCAACAGAAGTCGTGTGTCCATCTTCAGTGGCATACCATCCAGCAGTAATCTCCTTCTCTGTACCATCGGCAGCAATTGCCATATCACAGAGTTGCCAGAACTTATTTGTATCGAACACGATGTCTGAGTCAATCCACAGCTGGTAATCATATTCCAACTTACCATCCCAAGGAATCTGATTAGGTCCACGTAACACATTTGCACCCAGACACTTACAACGTGCAAAGTTAACCATAGAAGAGTAATCCTGACTGATCTGAATACTCATTCCATTCTGTACCATATCAAAGCACAGTTGTACAAAGTTCTTCAAGAAGATAAAAGAACATCCGCGACCAGGAAGACAGAATACAATCGTCTTTCCTTTCATCCTTTCTTTAATTGCTGTAATGTCCCACTCAGGTGCCTGAGTCTTCTTGGGCGCATTTGCCTTTACAGTAAATCCTTTTGCCATGTTGTTTGAATTACTTCAGTTCAAGTATAACGTGTATTATGTAGAATGTCAATATGAATCACAACCCTCTGGTTCTGTCGTGTTTCCCGAACGTACTCCATGGGTGCGAATACATTCCTCATATGACAAATCCTCAAGGTCATAATCAGTCTTCATTAGACCAACCATTCCCTTGAGGGTTTCCCATGTATGATTAAACTCTTCTCTTGTCAGATTGTTATATAAACACTCTTTCTTTGCATAGATGTGATAAACCTTTTCCATAAAAATTTTTTGCGGGAAATTTTTTTCCAACTACGAAATCAAACTTCGAATTATATATCGAGGTCGATCTGTCACCTCTGTAGGTTAGGGTAGTTAGCGTTTTTTATATACGGCATCGCGGCGCATCAACACAACAACCGCCGCATAAACACTGTGGTTCGCTGATACTTTCCCACATCATAACACTGCTGCTAACTGATGTCAACTGCAGTGTTATTAAGTATCAATGAGTCTGCCAATCTACCAGCGGACAGGCACACTCAGGTCCTCTACATAACTGTCAATAACTCTCTCAGATCCTTCGAGTTCAAATAGATCTTCCCAATGAATCTGATGTGGGTCAAAGTCATCCATCACCTCTAAATCTAGCGTGATTCTATAACGTTGCTTCTGTGCCTGACTGATAGCGACTGACATGAGACTGACTCCGTTGGTGATACTTTGTTAGTATAGAATGTCTGAGAGATATTGTCAATCGTCCAATCAGTATTTATAAGGAAGACTGATAATTTTGTGTTGTCAATCCCTCAGAAAACTTATCAGCGCCGCCTTGACATTTCTGCGAGTTCGTGATAGACTGCTCGCTAAGATCACAAGACCTCAGCACATTTATCAGAGGCATAATCATCACCCTGAGAACATTTAATTGAGAATAAAAAGGCACTCTGAGTAACTCTGAAGACACCCCAGATACCCTGCTGAGTATACTTAAACTAATCATTCTCAAGAACAGTATAAACAACTCAAATACATTTATTAAACCTTTTTTAATAGAAAAAAAGCATAATCTTTATATATTTGAGTAAAAAAAGGGGGATTTTAGTCCCCCTTACCTAACATCAGAAGTTCACAGGATTGCCGCTGAAGTCTACTGCATCAGTGGTAATGTTGTCTCCTTCGTTCTCAACAAGGGAGTCAAGAATAGTAAGCAGATCATTACCATTGTTGGCAACTTTCAGCATACCGATCATCACTTCTTTGGACATAATAACAGAGAGTTTGTGTTAGTTAAGGTGTGAATGTAGACAGTTTAGAGTCATATCCAGGACTGATAGATTCAGTTCAGGAAACTATCAATCATCTCACCAATCGTCTCTGGTTGAGTGTTAGCTGGTTGAACGAAATCACTTGCAGTTTGTAACATATCAGACGTTACTTTTCGTGCTTCATTGTTATTCCAAAGCAGGACACCGATGATGATAACGAGAGCAACTTTCATGATGAGTGAGTGTAAAGAATGAATGGAAGACTATAGGGAGAGAGTGTTAGTCTCTCCGTGTAATCATCTCAGGCAAAGATGTAACCGTTGTTGAAAGATTCGGTAACGAACTTAGATTGTCCGTTAATTGCACCAACAAACTTTCTTACATACCAGGCAAAATCCTTTTGGAAAACACCTTCGCCAGCAACACAAAATTCAGTGCAAAGTGCATTGAGTCGTGATTTTGTGGTGACAGATTGCCAACCACCATCGAAGATTGTCATGTCGTTATCAGAAATCTCAGCAATCTTATTGCCGTGAAGACGAACAACAGAGACACCAGTTTCAGGATCAAAGTGAACAGAAGTGTTAGCAGATTTCCAATCAATGTTGGACTGAACTGCGGCACACATTTGCTTTTCGATCTTACGCATGTTTGGTGATTTGAGAGTGTTTGTAGTGTGGTGAGGTGCTGTCCCCTCCACTCCTATAAGATACACGATTTTGGGGGTCTGTGCCAGATTAGTGGACAGTTCCCTCACTGGC